CAGATCCAGTCGCAGACGATCACACTGCCCCAGATCCCCGATCTGCTCATCATCTATGTGAAGAACGGTCTAACAAGCGGAAACTTCGGTGATTCGTATATGCCTCTCCAGTCCCGCTGGAATGGTGTATCCAATCCTCTCTCGGTCAACTTTGACAACTTCTCGGGTCTGCTCTCCAGCGTCACGACGGAGGAGTTATACGGTATGGCGGTGAAGAACGGTCTTGATATGGACTGGGCGGAGTGGAGCGGATATGCTCACTCGGCGGCCCCCTATGGCGTTGGGTCGGCGGCACTGGGTGGTGGTGGCCGTATCCCTACGGTCGGCGGTTTCCTCGTCCTCAAGCCGTCGCAAGACATTACGCTCCAGACGGGCCAAGCCCCGTCGCTGGTTGGTAACTTCACTTTCCAGTTCTCGCTCCAGTTGAAGAATACGTCGGCGGTTCCTCAGACTCCCCAGTTGTTCGTTATCACGGCCAACAGCGGCTTCTTTGAGTCTATCCGCGGCTCCAGCCGCATCATCAAGGGTGTTCTCTCGGAGCAAGACATTATCTCGGCCCCGCTTGCCCCGATGGGTATGCGCAACGCCCTCAGCCGCTATGTTGGCGGTGCGATGAAGTCGCTCGGCACCGCAGTGTCAATGGTTAAGGATGCGATGGCCGGGAAGGATGGCTCGGGCTCTTCGGGTGCGGGCTCTTCGGGTGCGGGCTCTTCGGGTGCGGGGTCGTCTGGCGGAAAACGCGGCCTCCACGCCCGTCTCGCGATGTAAATTAAAATCGCCGTTGGATATATAAGATGGCAACCCCGGTTCTCCAGTTGGCAGATGTTCGGGCCTCCAGTGTAGTTGGTGCCGTTGTTACGGGCACCCGTGTCGTTGGCGCATTCGGCACGTCAGTCGCTCTTCCTATGCCCATCGCGAGAGTGTGGGTGGGGACAGATACGTATGCTGTCAACGATGTTGTCGTCTATAATGCCGTCCCCGCGACACCTACGGCGTGGAAGTGCCTTGTTATTCAAGCCGCTGGCTCGGCCGCACCCGTCGCTGGCGTTAACTGGCAGCAGTTGACGGGCCCGTTCAGTGGTAACACGCAGACTGGTAGTATGCCTATGACTCTTCAAGCCGTCACTGACCTCGGTGGACAGTTATACGTTCCGGGTCTGGCAGTAGGCGCACCGGTATTAATCACGGAGGCTTCCACCGTGAGCGCCAGAACGTATGCTTGCTCGTGTGGCGCAGCGAACGTCCTTTCTGTCGGTATATCCGCCAACGCTGTTGCCGCCGCCGCCGTCACTCTTTCGTGGGCCGCTCTCAGTTTCCCTCAGCCATAAAAATCGTATCATACATTAAATGGCGACCCCAGTTCTTCAAGGAGCAGATATCCGTGCGAGTAACATCATTGGTTCTACTATCACGGCTACGACACTCAACGTCCCCACGTTGTCTGTTGCCAATCTCACGGTCCCCGGCACAGTCACAGCGGGCACTCTTACGTCTGGTGGCACGGTAACGGGAAACGCTATCGTGTCAACTACAACTGTTGCGGCGACTGGTGCGGTCACGGCGGCTTCGGTGGCCGCCACTGGTGCGGTGACGGCGGCTTCGGTGACGGCCACTGGCACTGTGACTGGCCAGAAAGTGGTCGGCACGTTCGGCACTACATCTGGTCTTACTCTTCCAGTTGCGCCAATATGGGTCGGTGTAGGTGGCTTAGCAACAAACGCATACGCTGTCGGTGAACAAGTTGTGTCCGATATCGGAGGTGGGGTCTTAAACGCGTTCCAGTGCCTTGTTGCCCAGAACGTAGGTGCGGCAGCACCCGCCGCTGGTGCCAACTGGCAACTGTTGGCGGGTCCGTTTACCGCTAATCTCCAGTGCGGTCGCATATTGTTTAAAGCCACAGAGCAAGTCGTTGCGGAGGGTTTTACTATGGGGTTATACATTCCCGGAATGGTGGCGGATACGCCAGTTTTTATCACCGGTCAGTTAACTGATACCCAAGCGTTTAGCGCGCGGTCTTATGTCAACTTTATAGAAATCAAAGTTGGTCTGAACGGAGCCGCGGCGGCAGATTGTATGGTCTACTGGTTCACACCCACCACTACTGCGTAATCACAGTTTGTCCCAGTCTATCACACCGCCCTCCCACTTGACGGCAACGGGAGCGGGCGGCAGAGGTATAGCCTTCCGACTACGGACTCGTATCCGTTTCTCAGTTACTGCGCCAGAATGGTATTTGATAGTGGTTTTAACTTTAGGAACTTTTTCTTTTTTGGGCTTGGGAGGCTTTGGCTCGCGCACCCACTTGGTGACGGTCTCGTAATAGTAGTTGTTGTATTCACTGACGCGCTCTTTGTTGGCTTGATGATAGGCTCGCTGATAGGCACAGAGTCGCTCTCTGTTGGCGTAGTAGTAGGCAAGGGCTTGCTGTCTGCGACGCTCATAGGCCGTTTCCATCTCTTCTCCGGGGGAGTATTTTGGCAGAGCATTTTTACCATAGTCAACATCATCTTGTCCTCCGGGGTGAACTTGTAGTCGGAATACGCCATCTATACCGGGGGTTTTGGTTCTGGCCTACCAAAGAATACGAAGCGCCAGATTGTTTGGCGAATACGGGTCGGCGGCCCAGTTACCCTTTATCTTTGTGTGGGATGCGTGAAACCGTCGTTGTTTGGACTCTGCGAGAGCAGTGTCAGTGTTGGAGTAAATAATAAAGTCACCGTAGCCCACGCGTCCGAACTTGTGGATGCGGCCATCGGGCGACCTCATCATCAACTTATGTATGCCATCATCGGCGAACTCCACCGGCTCTTTATAGCCGTGGCGTTTGGCGGCGGCGCGAGCCTTTTTGAGATACGCTGCTGGGGTGAGCCCCGCTTCCTTCAACTGAAAAGTGAGACTTTTGTAAGTCTTTTTTTTTTGCCACCACTGAAGTTGGTTAGGGCGTGGGCATTGAGATACGACTGTCCGGCATTGGCTACGGCAATGGCGGGATGGAGATACCCGAGGGCGGACTGGGCGGCGGATGTGGGCTGAGCGGGTGCGCGGACTTCTGGCTTTTCGCTGGCTTGGCTGCCCATTATCGCATACAGAGGGTCGTTGGCATCATAGATGCGTTCGTTGGGGAGTGTGCCTTTGATGTCTTTGGTCTGGATGGCGGGATTGTAACTGACTCCGTTTCGGATGAGGCCCTCCGAGAGAAACATATCCAGTATCGCCCCTCCGAGGGAGTGGCCGACACCATAGTATTCAAACTGACTGGGGGGATACCGAGTCTGAAAGTTTAGTAAGGCAGCACGGTCTTTCTTGTAGCGGTTGGTGCCGGCGAGTCCGTTGAAGGGGAGGGTGTAGTTGGCCCGCCAGTCTTCTCCAAACAGAGAGCCCATTGTTCCGCGAATACCCACAACGATGGTGTCGCTGTTTCTGTAGAATACGAGGGTGGGGCTATTACCTACGCGTTGCCAGTTACCAATAAACGCGGGGGGCGTGCTGCCGCGTCCTTCCGCATACGCTGCCGTTGCCATCTGTTGAAGAATGTTACGGGGGGGCATCGGGCCACCGCCGCGTATACACCGCTTACCCCTACCGATATTACTCAGAGCATTCGCTCCCGTAGAGACGGCTCCGGCGATTGGTGCGAGTTCTTCTAATCCGGGGATGAATGCTGCGACCTCTCCTATTTTGCCGAACACGTTTCCGGCGATGCCGATACTGTCTTGAAACGCATTCTTCCAGTCTTCGGGACTGTTGTTGGCGGCGGCGGCCACTTGCCGTGCTTGCTCGTCTTTGGTGGCTTGCTGTGTAGCATTGATTCTGTCAGTAATGGACTTTCCCCACGCGGCTTCATTTACACTTCCGTCAGCATTAAGAAGCCCTTGAGCCTTCAGATTGGCGGTATTCTGAGCGTTGGTCAACCCTTGGACGGGGGGGCCCACCATATCATCAAACTCATCACCGCCCTTGAGACCACGCCCCCTCCGCGTATGTGATGGTGCGTATGCGGCCCTCGCGCGTTGCCTATCATTGACAACATCTTCCGCGACGAAAGAGGACATCTCTGCCGCACGTCTTGAGGCAAACCCATTCGGCGATGTCTGTAAGAATCCTCTTTCGTCGTCTCTGAGTTCCCAATGCCACTGCCCCGCCCTTCTGAAAATGCGTCGGGTGAGAACACCGCCTTTGAGTTTACGGCCGTATCCCCTTGCGCGAGCGTGTCTACTTCCGGGTCGGTGTGTCTGGAGACGGTCGGCGGCTGAAACTTCTGTCCCTACGGGATGTCTTACTTCGGGTAGGACGTTGACTGCGGGTCTTGTAGCACTGGCGGCGGCTGAGGCGGCACGCTGCGCCGCAATCTCTGCTGGGGTGTATTCTACTGGGTGTTTGCGAATCATCTCATCGGCAAGATACGCCTTT